GTGGACGCCGTGCCGACCGTGTCCGTCTCCCACGTCGAGCCTGAGTGGCTGGTGATCGCAGAGCGCCTTCACCTGCGGATCCAGCGCGCCATGCGCGAGGGTTACCTGGACGAGATGTGCGCCACCGCCTGCGGGTTGATCGCCGCCCGCTCGGCGCTCGACCTCCGCCTGGACCCTGACCAGGTCCAGCGCTGCCCGGCCTGTCGCCTGCTCGAACCCGGCATGGCCCAGGGAGTCGACGCCTACCTGGCTGCGAGGACCTCATGACGTTCTCGTACTCGGAGTTCCAGAAGGATCCGCTGGTCAAGGACGTGAACCGAGCACGCCGCTCGTCGTACTTCGAGGCCCACGACGGCACGATCACCCTGCTGGACACCGGCGAGACCCTGCCCCCGGAGCCGGGCGAGCACGCCGGCGAAGACGTGCGCCGTCCCTGATCAGGGGGACAGACCAGGCGCGCGAGGAGCCCCCGGCCCGTACACCTCCAAGTCCCCGGGCCGGGGGTTCCGCCTACTCGGCCTTGTTCGGCACGCGCCACACGCCGTAGATGGTGGCGCCAGCGGCGACGAGCGCGGACAGGGCGGCCGGAAGTTCCCCGGCGCCGATCACGTTGTCGGCGACGATCGGGGCGAGCGCGGTGCACAGCCCGCCGATCGCGGCGACGATCGCCTTCGCGGCGTTGCCGAGGTTCACGCCGCATCACCCAGCTTCGCGAGGACCTGGTCGACCTTGTTGCGCAGCTCGGTGAGCGCGGCCCGGTCCTCGAAGGTCCACTTCGCGTGGTCGAACGCGAGGTCGACGAGGTTGGTCTTGTTCTTGTCCCCGGCGATACGGGACGGCTTGTAGCCCAGCACCGCGTCGAGCAGGGTGCGGACCATGTCGACGAGGGTCTTGTTGCCGGCCACGGTGGGCCAGCCGGGGTACTCGCCGTTCTTGAAGGAGCCGGCGAGCTGGTTGTAGATGGCGTCGAGCTTGGCGCTCTGGTCGGGGGTCAAGTCGTCCTCCTCGGTTCCGGTGGTCAACGCCGCGAGCACGTGGGCGCAGAACGCCTCGTCCTCGACGATCTCGAAGTGCATCGGGTCCTTGCGGCCCTGGTAGTCGCCGCCCCACCGCACAGCGCCGCGGGTGGCGGCGACGATCTCGCGGATGGCGCGGATCTGCGCCGCGCTGAAGTTCGCGGCCGGGTCGGTGCCGAGCGGGTGTCGGGTGGCGTTGGCGTCTGCCGCAGTCCCGGATGCATGGTTGGACAGCGTGGTGCTGCTGCCGCGGATGGTGCGCTCGGCGTAGCCCCAGTCGTCGAGCTGCCCGTCGTCGAGATCCTCGACGCGCGCGTGGAACTGGGCCAGCACCCACACCAGCAGCTCACCGGCCGGGCCCTTGCGGAGCCGGATCGTCCGTGTCGTGCCAGGGATGGTGTAGACCGTGGTCAGGTTGATGTCGTTGGCGGGGTAGCCGTTCTGCGACTTGGGCATGCTCACCCTCCTGTGAATGCGGTGATGAGGGCGCCGGCGAGCGCGCCGAGCGCGCCACCGCCCCCGGTGGCGACCCACACGCGCCGCTCGAGCGCGCGGATGCGGGTTTCGTGGTCCGCGCTCTGGGCCTTGACCTCTTCGCGCAGGGTCTTCATCTCGCCGCGGATTTCCTTCACGGCGTCGTGCGTGGCGCGCACCTCGTCGTACATCTCCTTGGTGGTGATCACCACGTCACCGGGCTGTGCCATGACTGCTCCCCTCAGTCCTTGATCTTGTAGGCCCAGAAGCGAGTCAGGCCGCCGCCGTTGTTGCCGGTCGTGCCGCCTTCCAGCCACCGGTTGCTGCCGGAGGTGTGGCCGACGTTCATCCGCAGCACGTCGTTGACGGCGAGCCGGTCCACGCCGGTGGCTTCCTGCCCGTTGCCCTCGGCGGCGTTGGTCGAGGACGGCAGCAGGGTGTAGGCCAACGTCGCGTCGCGGATGAACCCGCCGGACGCGCGGTTCTTCGTGACGCCCATGATGCGGTAGCCCACGGTGTCGGCCGACCACTGCGCACGGCAGCCGTAGGCGTACAGCCCGGGCTCACGGATGATGAGCGCGAAGTCGTCACCGCCCGATGCGCTTGGCCGCCACATCGGGTTGCCGCCGACGCTGTCGTTCTGGATCGCGCCGGTCATGGGGACGGTCTGCGGGGTGCCCGGCGAGATCGAGCGCGCCGTGTCGTTGTAGAGCACGCACGCGGGCATGCCGGGGTTGAGCGGCACCCACGCGCTGCCGGTCCACCGGTAGGTGCGCCAGTCCACCGAGGACACGAGCAGCTGGCCGGCCACGCCGGTCGCGGGCAGCGCGGACACCACGCGCAGGGTCTTGAGGAACTGGCTCTCGACCGCCTCGGCGAGTTCCTGGAGGTCCGCGGGCACGTTGGGCGGGTCGGTCAGCGCCGGGTACGGGAGGGCGTAGGTGGGTGTGCTGGGCATGGATCTTTCCCCTTCTAGAACGGCATGACCGTGAGCGTGCGTTTTCCGAAGAAGGTGATGGCGGAGCCGCCGTGCGCCTCGAAGCGGTACTTCATGGTGAAGGTGTGCAAGCCCTGTTTCAGGCCATCGGCGGCGGTGAGCAGCGTGGTGTTGGTGGCGGTGAACGTGACCGCGCCGGGGTTGACGGAGTCGGACACGCCGAACGCGGCACGGGAATCGGACGCGGCGATAGAGGATGCCCCGCTCACCTCGACATCGAAGTAGCCTCCGGAGCCGTTGACCGCGATGCGCGAACTCGCGATGACCAGGCATCGACGGGACGATCCGATGTAGACGTTCGACACCCGAGGGCCGACAGTTGCAAGGTCGCTATACGCGGTGTTGCCGGTGCTCTCGTTCGGCGAGACGTTGTCCGACCGCCAGTTCAGCGCCGCGCCTTCGCCTGGCGCCTGGATCCGGCCCAGCACGAAATACTGGGACTGCACCCGCATCAACGCGACCGTGTCGCCTGGGCTGATCATGATGCTGTTCGAGGTCGACAGCACGGACAGGTTGTTGAACGTGTTGCCGTTGATGAGGATCGAGTTGAGGCCGGTCTGCTCGTCCCAGGCTTGCACCACTCCGGTGTGCCAGCCAATGTCGCTGTTGCCGTTGCCCTGCTGCTGCATGCCCTGCACCAGAAGGGCGGCGATGTCCGCGGACCTCACGCCACACCTCCGAGGATCTGTTCGCGGGTAGTGGCCTGCATGACGCCGCCGGCGTCCAGCGGGACCGTCAGCGTCTCGATTACGTGCCGCTCGACGTTGAGCCGGTTCGAGTAGGACAGCTCGATGGGGTCGAGAGGTTCGAGCGCGACATTGGGCACCATGGAGAAGTCGACGTTGTACGGAAGCCCCAGCTGCCGGACCAGCATCGCGTCTGCGGCGGCCTGCGCTTGCTCGGTGGTGGTGATGAAGGTCGAGCTGTAGAACCGCGGCACCTTGCCGAACGGGCCGTTCCAGTAGGTCGGGCTGCTCGGGTTGAGGTCGTAGGCCACCGCCCGCACCGGTGGTGCTTCCCCGACGGGCTCGCCTGTGGCGACGACCGCGTTGTAGACGCCGTCGCGCTTCAACCGGCGCGACACCGTCGCTACGACGCCCCCGCGGCCGTGGTTGACGGAGAACACCGGCACCGTGGGGTCCGGCGCGGTCTCGACCCGCAACCGGCCCGCATAGTCCCAGTACATGACCTTGCCGAACGAGTCGGCGATGTCCTTCAGGAACTTGTACCGGTCGTCCTCCAGCACGTGGCTGGACGGGAACGTGGTGGCCCCGGCGTCGAAGTCGAACAGGATGATCGCGCCGGGGTAGACCTCGCCCACGAGGAAGTCGAAGATCGCCGCGACCGAGGTGCCGGCGCCGAACTCGCGTGGCGCGAGCGGGCGCGCGTCGATGATCCCGGACATCCGGTCGCGGCCGTCGAGCTGGATCTGCCCGTCCGGCGCGTTCTGCTGGTCGGTCTCGTACATGCGGAAGTAGCCCTGCGAGACCCATTCGGTGCCGCCGTCGCCGTAGACGATGCCCCGCTCGACGAACACCTCGTTGCCGTAGGGGGTGAGCAGCCCGCCGGCGCTGGCCGGGAACTCCCACTCGGTGGTGAGGTCGAGGGTGGCGCGGATGTCCGCCGTGGCGTCCAGCTTCACGTCGCCGGACACGATCGGGATTTCCACCCCGAGCGGGTTGACGCCGGTCTGGCCGGGCGAGCACACGCGGGCGCGGGAGGCCATCGCGTGCGAGCCGCGCACGGTGGTCAGGAACCGGTCGGAGACGGGGCGCATCAGGGCACCACCACGTCGGAGGGGTCGGCGATGCGGTCGAGCACGTCGGCGTACTGCGGCTCGGCGGCGAGCAGGTCGGCGTAGGTGGCGAACGCGGCCAGGATGTCGGCGTAGAGGACCGTTTCGCCGACGATCGTTCCGGCCGGGGCGGCGACCTCGGTCAGGGGCAGGTCGAAGAACCGCCGCTTGGTGCGCTTGGAGTGCCGGTCCATGGTGATGTCGCCGATCACGTAGTAGCCGCCCGGGAACGGGGCGCCGGCCGGGACGTGCAGCAGCACCGGCTCGCCGGTCGAGAAGCACAGGTCCAGGTCCTCGGCCACGTCGAGGTTGACCGCGGTGATGGTGAGCGTGTACCGCTTCGAGCCGCGCAGGTCGGTCACGGCGACCGGCAGGGACCGCGAGATCACGTCGATGATCCCGGCGCGGGCCGGGCGCGTGATCGCGGACCAGTCGGTGACCGTGACCGCCCGGTTCAGGTAGGGGCGCTGCACGTTCTTGATCCACGCCACCTGCATGTCCGGCGTGATCGCGGTGGTGTCGCGGGTGACGTAGTCGGCGCGGCGGAACGTCGCGAGCGTGGCCTTGGAGACCGCGGCCGCCCCACCGGTCACGGTGACGGTGCCGGCCGGGATCGTCGTCGGGTAGGCGGCGAGGAAGACGAACAGGCTGTCGCCGGATCCTGCGGTGTTGCTGACCCGGGTCACGTCGACGAACCCGCCCGGGGTGCCCCACCCGGTGTGCTGGGCCTGCTTCCACGCGAACAGCACGGTGAGCCGGTCGCCCGCGCCGCCCGCGGTGATGCCCGGGTAGGCGATGTTCTGCGCGGAGGCGTTGTTCTGCCACACCGACACCTGCGGCGCCAGCTCGGCGTTGCGCAGCGCAAACACCACCGCCGTGGTCGAGTCGCCCGCGGCGCCGCCGGTGAACGTGACCGTGGGGGCGGCGTCGCCCGGGATGTAGCGGCGGCCGAAGATCTTCGTGCTGCCCGTGGTGTGCAGGGTCCGCCAGCCCGCCGGGGCGTTCGGGGCGGCCGCGGTGTTGCGGATCGTGGCGAACAGCAGCAGCAGGTCCCCCGCCGCGACCGCGGTCGGCAGCGCAGGTGAGAGCGGCGCGTTGTCGCCGGTGACCGGCCCGGCCGGGGTGACGCCGACGGAGGTGATCGCGCCGGAGTCCACGTAGGACGCGCGGTAGTAGTTCGCCACCCCGGGGGTGAACTCGTAGTCGTCGAGCTGCCCGGCGCCGCCCGACAGCGCGACAGTGTCACCGCCACGCACGGTGGCCCAGGTGATCTGGTCGGTGCTGCGCTCGATCAGCGCGTAGTCGGCCTGCGCCGGGGCGCCAGTGATCGACAGGCGCACGCGGGACAGGTCGTCGGCGTAGGTCGCGGTCAGGGTCATCGCGCGGCCCCCACTCCCGCCGTCAGCGCACGGCGGGTCTGCCGGTCGCGCCGTTCGAGCTGGATCTGCACGACCTGGCTGATGCCCTCGCCGAGGTCCAGGTGCAGCTCCAGCACCTCCGCGCCCCCGGCGCCGCCGCCGATCGCCTCGGCCGTGGTGTTCGCGTTCGTGACGCGCCCGGTGCGGCCCGGGGTGAACAGCTCCGGACCGCGCTCGCCGACAAGGTAGGACTGGCCGGCCCGGGCGGTACCGCCCTTGGCGAGGTAGGGGATCGACGGGATGGCCGGGATCCCGACGACGCCGGTGATGTTGTTCACGCCACCAATCGCGCCGTTCACCACGCGGATCACGGAGTTGATCGCCGACTTGACCCCGGACACGATGCCGCCCCAGATCCCGCCGGCGAAGTCGGCGAGCCCGGAGAAGAACCCGCGCACCGCGGACACCGCGCCGTCCCAGGCGCCGCGGAACCAGTCGATGACCCCACCGACGATGTTGCGGGCGCCGTTCCAGATCCCGGAGAAGAACCCGCCGAGCCCGCCGAGCAGGCCGGTGAACCAGCCCCACACGTCGTTCCACCGGTCGCGGAACCAGCCGACGACCGCGGTGATCACGTCCGAGACGAACTTCCATACCGCGTCCCACACGCCGCGGAAGAAGTCCAGGTTGGACACGATCAGCACGATGACCGCGATCAGCGCCGCGATCCCCGCGATGATCAGCCCGATCGGGCTGGCGGTCATGGCGGCGTTGAGCGCCCACTGCACGACGGTGTAGGCGGCGACCGCGGCCTTCCACAGGTTCACCGCCGTGGTCACGGCCTGGATCCCGAGCGCGAGCCCGCCGATCGCGATGACCAGCGGCCCGATCCAGGTCATGTTCTGCGACAGGAACAGGGCCAAGCCCTGCAGCAGCGGTCCGAGGGTCTGGATCGCGGGCACGAGGAACGCAGCCACCTGGGTGGCGAGCTGGGCGAAGGCGTCGAGCAGCGGCGGCAGGGCGGGGGCGATCGCCTTCAGCGCCGCGCCCAGCACCCCGGACACCGCCTGGCCGACGGTGCCGACCGCCTGCGCCAGCGCCACGATCGCGTCGTGGCCCTCGGCGGACTCGACGAACTCGCGCACCTGCTTGATGACCGGGCCGAGCACGCCGCCCAGGCCCACACCGGCGTCGGATAGGGCGCCGAACACCGCGGAGACGATGCCGCCGATGTCGCCGAGGATCGCGAACAGCTCGCGGAACGCCTCGATGGCGTTCCGGATCCACTGCTCGATGTTGCCGGTCTCGGCCATCCGGTCGACCCACGCCTTGAACCGCTCACCGACCGCGCCGAGCCCCGAGGTCAGCTCGACCAGGATGGGCGCCGCGACCGCGCCGATGCGCACGAAGGCGGCGATCACCGGCGCCAGGAACGCGCCGATGTTCTGGATCACCCGTGCCGTGGCCGAGAGGATCGTGTTCACCTGCCCGATCGCGGCCGGGGTCTTCAGCCAGGCGGTGATCTTGGTGAGCACGCCGCCCATCGCGGTCGCGATCTGCTGGAAACCGCCGGTCAGCTGCGGCAGCGCGACCTTCAGGTTGTTCACCGCGGGTGTCAGCGACTTCTCGAACGAGTCCGACACCTTCGCCTTGAGCCCGTCCAGCGTCGGGCCCAGGCCCTCGAACGCGCGCTGGATCCCCTCGCCGCCCAGCTTCACCGCGATCATCGCCGCGGCCGCGCCGAACATGGCCGCTGGGATGAGCCCGGCCGCACCGGACATGGCGATGAGCGCGGTCGTCAGGCCCATCACGACGGCGATGCCGCCGGACAGGTTGGAGATCGCCAGGGCGCCGCGGGCGAGCGCGCCGAACGTGCTGTTGACCGCGGAGGTGAACTTGCCGAGGTTCTTCCGGTTGGTCTCGGTCTGCTGCTCCAGCGCGCGCAGCTGTGCGGAGGCAACACCGGTCGCGGCGACGAGACCTTTGGCGGTGCCGTCGAACTTGATCGTGATCGTGCGGGTTCCGGCGGCCATCAGGCGTCCTCGCTGAAGTCGCGGATGATCCCGTCGGCCACCGCCGTCCACTTCGCGGCGATCTCGGCCTGGCTGCTCTCGACGACCGGGAAGAACCAGTAGGCGTCACGGCCCTGGTGCGGGCGGCGGAACTGGCGGTAGTAGTTCGAGCCGAACACCGAGCCGAACAGCAGCTTGAACGCCGGGGCCCGGTTGCGGCCCAGCCGCTTGGTGCCGCCCGCCCGGATGGCCGGCACCCGGTCGCGCACCGCGGCGACCGTGGTGGCGACGAGGCGCGACTGCGGCGCCTCGTCGGCCATGCCCTCGGCCTTGACCTTGGCGGCCAGGGCGCGAGACAGCTCGAGCGTCGCGTCCTTGAGCCGCTTCGTGGCGTCCTTCGGCAGGTCGTTGAAGGCGCGCAGCGTCGGGCGCAAACCGACGATGCTCATCTTCACCGTGAGCGAGGTCTTGGCCACGAGGATCACCTCCGGGGACGGGCCGGTCAGCCTGAGTACTGCGGGCCCCCGGCCCCGGGCTCACGGTGGGCGGTTGTGCCCTTGCCCCGTGAGGCGGCTTTCTCGCGTTCCTCCAAGATGGACAGTGCGGTGACGACGGTCGCGTGGTGCTGGTCGTCCTCGGCAACCCAGACGCTGGGCGGAATCCCGGTCTCGATCGCGAGGGCGATCAGGGTCCGGCGCAGGCTGCCTACTGGGTAGGGTCCGGCTCCTTCACCGTCTCCTCCAGCTCGAACTCGAGGTCGCAGCTGGCCTCGAACTCCTGGAGCGTGCCGGTGAACTGCTGGGTGCGGCGGGCGGCGAAGTGCGCCACCTTGTACAGGTCCGCGGTGTGCAGGTTCTCCATCAGCTGCTTCAGCGAGCCACCCTTGGTGGTGCGCTCCCAGTTCAGGATGTCCCGCGTGGTGGCCTTGACCTCGAACTTCTCGCCGCCGTCCGGCGCGATCTTGAAGTCGATCACAGCGTGAACACTCCCCTCGTAACGTCCGTGACGGACGAGTAGTCGACGTAGGCGCGGCCGACATCGGCGCTGCCGGTGAGCTGCCCGAACGTGGCGCGCGACAGCGGCCCGATCAGCCGGGTGCCGGCCGCCGGGACGGACACGACCAGGTCCTCCAGGTCCAGGCCGTCGACCTCGACCGTGGCCTGGACGGTGACGGTGACCGGCGAGCCCCCGCCGTTGGTCACCTGCAGGAACACCCGGCCGGTGTCGATGATGTCCCCATCGGCGACCGGCGCGGTCAGCACCGGGGCCACACCGGTCTTGACGATCGGCTGTGTCGCAACGGAAGTGCGCGCCATGTCAGGCCACCCTCTCGTAGGTCAGGCCGTCGCCGAGGGTGCCGATGATCTGCAGCGTGACCTCGCTGGTCTCGGTCGCGCGCGCGTCACCACCGACCGGCGGCGGCTTGAGCAGCACCTGCCCGGACCACCGCACGTGCTCGCCAACCACGTCAGGATGGTGATCAAGGGTGAAGTCGGCGACCTCATTGGCGTGCGCCCACAGGTAGTCCGACAGCCCGTTCGAGCGCCAGTCGCTGAAGAACGTCAGCTCCAGCGTGGGCTCGTCGTCGGTCTCCTCGACGAAGCTGTTGTCGCCGGTGCTGCAGAACGTGTACTGCCGGTCGCCGTCCTGCACACCCGGGTCCAGGTTCCACGTCTGCACCTGGCACTCGAAGGACTGGCCATCGATGGTGAAGTTGATGATCTTGAGTCGCCGCTGATGCACCATCAGAGGCTCACCTCCACGGAAAGCGAGTAGCAGGGAAGGTTTTGGCTGCCGGCGGGGTATGCGCCGGGGTCGGCGCTCTGCACGACCGCGTCCTGCACGGTGTCGAGCGCGGCCGCGACCGGACCGACGAACTGCCACAGCCGCTCCAGCGCCCGCTCGTCCACCGCGACAACCAGGAACACCAGGAAGGTCGCCGTCGTGGGCGCGGGCCCGTAGCCATCCCACGTCAGCTGCGGCGGCCCGAGTACGAGCCCGGGCGGGTCGATGTCGTCGTCGTCGAGCTGGTAGAGGCGCAGCTTGTCGACGGTCTTGAGCGCCGTCTCGATCTGCTGCGCCGCCTCGGACACGGTCCTCATGCGAACACCGGTCCTCGGTACTTGCCGATGCCCAGCAGCCGCTCGATGTCCGGGTCGAACGAGGGAACCCGGGCGGAGCCGAGCTCGGGCCCCATCGTGACGAGCGCGTCCGGCGACCGGCGGCGGGTGTACCACCGCTCGGCCAGCCGGATCGTGCCCAGCACGAGGTCCGGGCCGGGCTTGGGCCGGGGGTTCAGCTCGTCCTCGGTGTAGTCGATGTCCGACCGCACACGCTCGACGAACGCCACCGCGGCGTCGAGCTGCGTCTGCAGCAGCTCGTCGTCACGGTCGTCGGTCGGCTCAAGCTTCTTGTCGAGCTTCAGCTCCTCGAGCGTGGGCGGCCAGCTCATCGTCACGCGCCCGTGGCGAGGGTGAGCACCTGCACGGAGCCCGGGTTGCGGACCAGGACGCCGACGTAGCCCCAGATGCCCATCTGGACATCGGCGGGGCCGACGTTCTGCTCGTAGGTGAAGTCGAGCAGGTCCGACTCAGCCAGGTACACCGCCTGCGAGTACAGCACCGCGAACTTGGTGTTGTCGGCGAAGCCCATCGACGCGTAGGCGTCGGAGCCTTCGATGTCGCCGACGAGCACGTTGCCCAGGGCGCCGGTGGCGTTGCTCGGGTTGTACCGCGACACCGGCATGAGCGGCCGGTTGGTGGTGTCGCGCAGCTTGCGGAAGGACCCGAACTGCGACGGGGTGAGCGCGACCAGGTCGGCGCTGCCCCGCTTGTCCTCGGCGACCTCGGTCTGCGCATCGATCACCGCGTCCAGCGCGGCCACCTCGTCGGTGAGGTCCACCGGCGTGGCGACCGCCGTGCCGCCGGCCAGGATCGCCGCGCACACCAGGCTCTCGACCTTGGCGTCCCACGCCGCGCGCAGGTCGCCCATGATCAGGCTGTCCGCGGCCGGGCTGGAGGCGTCGATGAGCTGCCGCGCCACGATCTGCGAAGCCGAGTACGCGGCCGGGGTCAGCGTGTCCTTGTCGGTGGCGAAGCGGTCCGCCGACCAGCCAGCGTTGTTCTGGCCCTCGGTGGTCTGCGCCGTGATGTTCTGGTCCGTGCCGGCGGTCTGCTTCGGCAGGATCAGCGGGCGCGGGTCGCGGCCGAGCGAGACGTGGCGCACGCGGTCGGCGATGAGACGCTTGGCCCGGGCGAGGCCCTGGTACTCGTCGGTCAGCCACTTCGGCGGGATGATGCCGGCGCCGCCGGACGCCTGGGTGACGGCACGCATGTGCTCGTCGAGCCGCTTCTGCGCCTCCGGGTCACGCAGGACCTTCGCGCGGTAGTGGTCGGCGAAGAACGACCGCTCGCCCCCGTCCTTTTCGGACCGGTAGTGGCCCGGATCGCGGTCGCGGGTAGTGGTGCGGCTACGGTGCTGCTCACCGCCGAGGTTCTGCTGCTCGCCAGCGTCGCCGTCGAGCGAGGAGGCCAGCTCGCCGACACGGCGGGAGCGGGTCTCGACCTCGGCCAGCTGCTCGATCTGCTCGGACAGGGTGCGCAGCTGGGTCGCCTGCTCGGTGACGCTGCGCAGCTCGTCCTCGGTCAGGTCACGGTTGCCCTCGGCGGCGCGCGTCTGCAAGCCCTCGATCGAGGAACGCAGCGCGTCGTGCTGCTCGCGCAACCGGACCAGGTACGGGTTCGGCATGGGCGCCGTCCTCCCGGTGTCGAAACGAATGGGGTCATTCGCACCGATTGGCCGGGGTGCTCGCTTCCGTGAGCGGCGAGGGTGTCGGCGTCCTGCGCTACTGCCGTCCAGTGTAACCGATGAACGCTCTTGGACGGTTATGCCGCGTGACCTCCGTGGTGCTTGGCGTACAGCGCCCGGCCGGCCGGAGTGGCCTGCATGATGTTGGTGGCCAGGCCATCGGCCATGCTCGTCGGCGCGCCCTCGGCGATCAGCGCGTCCCGCAGCGCGGTCCACGGGTGCGGGGACGCCGCGTACCGCGCGAACCCTTCCGGCCCCACCCAGTACTCCCACAAGGACGAGCCCGGCCCGTACTTGAGATTCGAGCCGCCGTGGCTGCTGGCGCGGGTCAGCGCCTCGGCATCCGCGGACAGCACCGGCAGCGCGGCGACGATCTGGTTTAGCTGCGCCCGCCGGTCCACGGTGGCCGCACTCCGGACGGCGGTCACCGTGGCGGCCTCGCCGTAAGCGCCGGCCATGACGATCGCGACCTCCGTCAGCGTCGCCGAGACGCGCTCGATCACGCCGCCGGGCAGCTTCCGGTTCTGGCCTTCTCGAAACCCGACCGACAGTTCGGACAGCGCGCCGTCCTTGATCAGTTCGAGGGTCTCGTCACCCTTCTCCGTGCGGGACACCCGGAACTCGGTGTAGAGCCCGGCAGCGTCGTCGCGCAGCTCGGTTGCGCGCCCGATCAGAGAACCGCCGTGCGGGCCGTGGTCACGCATGAACGGAACCCGATGGGCAGCCCTGATCTGCGCCGCGAAGGCGCCTCGGGCGAACTGTTCGGTCAACCGGCTGTCGATCGGCTGCGGGCGGCCGTAGGGCACGGCGATACCGCACACCGTCCGGCCGTCACCACCCTTCGCGGCCGAGCGGACCTCAAGGTCCGGCATCCACTGGCGGGTGAACGTCTCGGCGGTCATGCGGTCGCTCCCGTCTGCTCGTCGGTCTCGCTGGCCTGCCCGTGCGGCGCGGGCCGCACCGGTTCGGGGTCGTCGTCAATGCCCGGCACCGGCGGGTAGTCCTCGATCTCGCGCACCTCGGACTTGAGCAGCCACCCGTTGCGCACCGCGATCTCGTGCGCCTGGTAACGGGTCAGCGTGTCGGCGCGCAGCACGGCATCGAGGTTGGCCTGCACCCAAGTACCGCGGGGGAAGTGCAGCGACAGCGTCTGCTCGAAGCGCCCCACGTGCCCGCCGAGGGAGAACTTCAGCAGGTCGATGCTCTCGGCCTCGGCGTTGGTGTAGTCCATCGACCCGCCCGACGGGGCACCCAGGAACCGGGGCGGCAGACCGAAGATGTTGGCGACCTCCAGCAGCGACAGCTTGCGCGCCTCGATCAGCTGCAACTCTTCCGGGTTCCACGCCAGCGCCTGGAACTCGGTACTCGGGCCGAGCGCCGCGATCGTGCGATCCCGCTGCGACCTGATCCAGTCCTCCTTCGACGCGGTCAACTGCTCGCGCGTCACGTCCGGGCTGGTCGCCTTGAGCACGCCGGTGGGGATGCCGGTGTTGCCCAGGTTGCGCGCCTGCCGCGCCAGCTCCTCGGCCAGGTCGAGCGACCCGTGACCGTTGAGGTGCTTCTCCAGCACACCGACACCGCGCAGCGCGCCCGGCTCACACGGACCCTTGACGTGGATCACCTCATCGGCGGCGAAGGTCAGGCCGCCGATGCTGTACTCGATCGCCCCGGTCGGCAGGGCCGAGTACGTGGAGCCGCCCGCCCGCCGCACGCCGACGTTGCGCGCCGGGACGGGCGCGACCGCGGTCGGCAGCCCGGCGGCGTTCCGCTCGGCGATGACGCCGATGGCGTTGCCGTTCAGCACCAGATCAGCCGCCCAGGCCGACATGGTCGCGATCCGCGCTTCCTCAGGGTTCGGCTGCTCAAGCAGGATCGGCCGCGGAGTGACCTTCTCGGCGTAGTTGCGGCCGCGGTCGGTGTAGGCGTCCCACGGCAGCCCGCCCAGAAGGTCGGCGATCAGCATCACCGCCCGGTCCACACCGGGGATGCCCAACACCCGCACGTACCCGCCGCCGCCCCATCCGGTGTCGCCGGTGATGAGCGCGGACGGCCCGATGCGCCACCCGTCCGACACGATCGTGCGCGAGTGCTGCCGCGGCCCGGCAGCACGGGTGAACAGGCGTCCGAGTCCCATCAGGCACCCCTCGTGATCTCGGCCAGCACCGCGACGGCGAAGACCAGCACGCCGATGACGAGCAGTCCCCAGGCGAGCCCGGCCACCATGAACAACCCGGCCCCGGCCGCGATCCCGCCGGCGGCCTGCGCGACGGACAGCAGCACGCCCCGGGCGCTGGTCGTGGTCCTCGTGTCGGTCATCTCATCTCCGTTCACACCACGCCGAACCACGGCGCGGGTTGCTCCTCGGGCAGGGTCAGGACGGTGTGCACCGCGCCCGCGGCGGCGTAGGCAGCGTCCACGTGGCCGGCGCCGCGCCGGACGAAGCGCCACCCGTCGCCCTGGTAGTACTTCGACGCCCCGGCGATGTGGGCGTCCAGCAGCGGGTCCCCGGGGTGGATCACCCGGCGCGCGCGGACGAGGTCGGCCAGCCCCTGGCAAGCCTCGGCCACCGCCGCGCCCTTGATCTCGACCCACTCCGGCCACGACCGCAGCAGCGGCGCCAGCGCGGCCGCCGGGCCGGACGGAAACCAGGCGCCGGCCTTGGGCTGGTATTCCTCGCGCAGCGCGGGCAGCTCGTCGCGGGCGGCCTCGGTGGAGTCCCACGCCTCGACGACCTCGACGCGCACCACCCCGGCGACCTCACCGGCGGCGAGCAGCGCGACGTGTTTGCCGTCCGGGGCCACGTCCAGGCACAGCACGATCCGGTCCTGCACGGCGTCGAGGGTCATGCTCGGGTCGCGGCACGCCTTCCACGCGGCGAGGTCCACCGCGCCGTCGAGCTGGTCGACCTTCTGCGACAGCACCTCGGTGCGGAACACCTCGGGCGGGTCGGTAGCCAGCGCCGACCGGATCGCGGTGTGGGAGAGCGTGCGGCCCAGCGCCGGGTTCGCCTGCGCCCACGCCTGCTCGTCGTCCAGCTCGCACCCCTCGGGGGCCGACCACTCGAACAGGGCGATCGACTCGTCGCGGGCGTCGCCCATGACGGTCACCCCGTCGCCGCCGTCGACGGCACCGGCCGCGGCGCGCAGGTGGTTCAGCACCACCGATTGATCGTCACCTGCGTTGCTCAGCGCCCAGATCTGCCCGTTCGCGCGGGCCATGATGGTCTTCGACAGCGACGACCAAGCCGCCCAGTCGCGCTGCTCGCGCACCTCGTCCAGCGTGAGGTGATCCACCGACAGCCCGCGGCCGGCCGACCGGTTCGACGCCTTGATCAGGTAGCGGCGTCCGCCGTCGAGGTTCAGTGACTCCTTGCCGTTCGCGGTGAGGTAGCTCAGCTTCTCGTCGGCCAGCTCGGCCACCTCGTCGACCGACTCGTTCGCCTTGTCCAGCACCTCGCGCGCGATGCCGAGGTCCTGCGCGGCGCCGAGCACCAGGCGCGCGCCGTCGACGAACAGGCGCCACAGCGCCAGCACCTTCGACAGGTGGGTCTTGCCGTTCTGCCGCGCCACGATCGCCAGCACCGTCCGGAAGCGGAAGGTGCCCTCTGGCAGCAGCTCCAGGCCGTGGATCACCGCGAACTCCTGCCACGGCAGCAGCGGCTCACCGAGCACCTCGCGGGCGAAGTCGATGACCTCGTACCCGCGGGTCGTCTTGCGGGTCAGCGGGCGCAGCGGCGGCGTCCACAGCCGCGGCTCGGTCCGGCCCAGGAGCTTCTTACCCGGCGCGACTTTCCCGGATCGCCGCGAGCTTGCCGCCGCGTTGGCCACGTGCCCCACCACCCTTCGCGGCAGCAGCACGCGCCTTCGGCGAGGCGCCCAGCGCGTCGAGCGCGGCCAGCAGCTTCGGCCCGAGGTCGGACACTGCGGTGCGCTCGGCCAGCTTCGCCTTCAGCGCGGCGACCTGCTCGTACAGGTCCGGGTCCTCGGCCTGGTCGACAGCGCGCAGCACACGGTCAGCGTGCGCGGCCGCGCCCGCGGCCTGGTCGATCTGCCGGGCGTAGGTCTCGGCCAGCCGCGAAAGCGCCTGGTCCTCCTCGGACAGCTCCAGTTTCCCCAGAGACGCCTGGATCGCGGGCACAAGCAGCCGATCCGCGGACCGAAGCCCCGCCGACTCACGCGCCACCCCGCCACCTCCGACCGGTATAGAAATACCGATACAAGAATACCGCACGCCACCGACAGAACCCGCCCATCCGCTGCTCACGCGCCCGCGCCCGGCACGCCCCGCACGCTCCCGGGGAGAGAGGAAGACAAGGGCGTGGATCACCGGGGCGCCCCAGCCACCCAAAAACCGCAGGTCAGAGGCACTGTCCACTGTGGCGCTGTGTTTGCGCAGGTCAGGGGCTTGTGTTGTGGTGATCACTGGGTGGGCCTTGCTCGTCGTCGGCGTGGTCGTGGTCGTGGGTCTGCTGCCTGCCTGGCCTGCACCCCTGCCGCCCTGTTGCAGGACCGGTGCTCGGGGCCTTGGTATTGGGCCTTGCCGGTGCCGTCCACGTGTCCGAGGTCCCAGGGCTGGCCCGGTTGGATGGTGTGGCCGCAGCGGGCGCAGTCGACACCACCAGCAGCGACCCGGTCTGCCCACGCCTTGCGCAGGCGCTGGTGCGCGGAGCCGTAGCCCTGGCTGCTGGTGGTGCCGTAGCGGCGGTCCATCTAGATCCGTCCAATGTAGAGGGAGTGGTGGATAGTGACGGTTTTCCCGTATACCCGCGCGCACACATATACGAAGGACTCATACGGAAAGTCCACCACTATCCACCACTTTCCCTGGTCAGAGCGGCAAACCCGCTTCGGCCTCTTCCTCTGCCCGGATGGCGATCCCGAGGTACTGAGCGCCGCTGCTGGTCGCCTTCTTCTCGAAGCGCTCGCTCATGCGCCGACCGAACTCCTGGTTGGTCATCGCGGGCAGCCCCTGCTTCATCGCCCAGGCCGCCCACGCTTCGTAGAGCGCCTTCGCCTTCACCTTCATGAGCGGGTTGCCGTTGACGCACTCCTCGGCGATGAACTGGCTCAACGGGTCGCTCTCGCTGCGGTAGGACTCTGTGCGCTCCAGGACGGCCGCAGGCGGGTTCAAACCCTGCCGTTGGTAGTCCACCCACCCCTGGTACACCCATGCGAGCACAGCGGGCAGCTGGCCCTTGAGCTTCTCCGGCAGCTTCACGTCCGGCTCGGCGACGGTCACGTCGAACGGCACCACCGACAGGCGGCGCCACATCGCCTTGTCGTCTGCGGACACCTGCGGCTTGTGGTTGGTGACGTACACCAGCGAGTGCGACGGGGTGAACTCGAAGGTGTTCTCCCGCATGCGGTTCGCGCGGATCTTGTCACCGCCGGTCAGCCGCTTCACGGTGGCCGCGGCGATCACGTCGCCCTCGTCGGTCTCCGAGGTCACCACGAGACGGGCACCGTGGAGGTCGGCGAGGAACGTGGCGTGCCGCTCGTGCTTCGTGCGCATGATCAGCTTGGGGTCGACGGTGATCCCGTAGTCGCCGAAAGCGGCCAGCACGGCGTCGATGCACACGGACTTGCCGTTGCCGCCGGTGCCGGTGAGGATCGGCAGCATGTGCTCGCGCACCGTGCCGAGCATCGCCACACCGAACACGCGTTGCAGGTAGTTGCGGACGCCTTCGTCTGGCAGCACCTCCTGCAGGAAGTTCTCCCACAGCTCCGAGTGCGCGTCCGGCCGCACGCTGGTGCCCGCGCACTTGGTGATCATGTTGCGGGGGTTGTGCGGCTGCAGCTGCCCGGTCTCCAGGTTCAGCGTGCCGTTCAGCGCGTTGAACAGGTGGGGGTGGGCGTTCGTCTCCTCCGCGGAGACCGTCATCGGCCGCATGTGCTTCGCGAGTTCCAGCACGCCGGTGATGCCGCCGCTGGACTCGCACTTCTTCACGTCCGCCAGCAGTTGGTCCCGCTGCTTCGGTGGCATGTCGACGGACTCGTGTCGGATGTCCTTCAGCAGCGCGATGACGCGCCGGCGGGCCTTGCCGTCCTTGTCCTCGACCCAGTGGGTTCCGGTCCAGTAGTGCCAGCCGATGCCGTGGACGAACAGCAGCTTGTGGCCGTAGGCGCGGACGAACCGCTCGGCGATGCGCAGCTGCCCGCTGTGCATCTCCTTGTTGAACGGCAACACCTGAGCCTCGTCGCTCTGTGCCTCCTGGACTGCCCCGTCCTGGTCGACCCACTGGTCGGCGTCGGCGTGCTCGGTGCCGATCACGCGGCCCCCTTCAAGGCTCGTTCCACCCGGGCCCAGGACCACGCGGTCTCGGCCCGGATCTGTTCTGGTGTTCGGGGTGCCCGCTCATAGTGGCTGCGGCGCTCGCGGAGTACGGCGTAGGTGGGGACGCTGGCTTCGCGCCGCCAGTCGACCATCCGCGCCATCTCCGCCGTGGACTCGCTCATGTCCTTCCGGTGCGCCCATTCGATCCACTCGGACAGGATCTCCGCTACGTGCGGGCTGGTGTTGAGGAGCCGCCACGCCCCCGCGTCGAGCAGCAACAGCTGGTACTCGGCGCGGGGGATGGTGACGGGCTCGTTCAGGCCGTCCACGCGGGCTCGGCTTCGGCGTACTGCTGCAGGTGCTCGACCGTGTACTTCACCGCCGCCGGATCGGCGCCGGTGATAGTGAGGTTCCATCCGAGCGACCAGGCCAGCGTCCGCAGCTTGGAAAGGTCGACCATGTCGGGCCAGCCGCCGCCGATGTGGATCTCGACAGGAAAGTTCCCCACCCAGCGACGGTTTCGACCGTCGCGAAGGTCAGCCAGTTCGAGGCGCACGGCGCCCTTGATTCCCTCGGTCACCGGGCCACCTCCAGACGGGCCTTGCGGTGCCACGCTTCGTTATCGGCCGTGATCTGCCGGTAGATGGTCGGCAGGGCGATCAGCAGCGCGTCGCGAAGATGGGCTCCCATGTCGCCGCGCAGCTCCTCGACGAGGCCGTCGACGTGCTCCCGCTTGTCGTCCTCGGACATCTGCTCGAAGTCCTCGGCCTTCGTCACGCACCCGGCCCAGGCGAACTCGACGCTGATGATCGCCTCGGCCAGGGTGGGGGACTGCGCCGGGTACTGGCGCAGCATTTCCTCCTGCAGGCGGTTGATGTGGCACTCGGCGTGCAGCACGTCGTCGCGGTCGCGCGGGGGCTTCCCGACGCGCTGCAGGGCCAGCGCCGTGATCTGCAGGGTGTCGAGGCCGCCCTCCCACGGCTCGTTGATGTCGTCGTGCCCGCTGTTGTGCTCGCGGGTGATCTCGTCGTAGGCCCGCAGCAGCGGGAACAGGGCGTGGTAGTGCGAGCGGACCAGGTCGGCGGTGCGCTGCTCGAACGGGATCTCGTGCAGGTCGGTCATGATGATCTCCGGGGAGGTTCAGGCGGCGCGCGCGGCGGACGTGTTGAGGCGGTACAGGCGACACGGCTTGCCGGTGTTGCGGCCCGCCCGGTCTTCCGACACGGTCCAGCCGTCGACGACCAGCAGCCCCTTCTTGGCGAGGGTCAGGTAGGTCGCGCCGATCACACGCGGGTAGACGTTGTCCGGGATGAGCTTGCGGACGGCGTTCGGATCGACCCGTCCACCGTCGGCGGCCGCGGCGGCGAGGATGGCGCGCACCACGGCGGCGCGGTCGTCCTCGTGCAGCGGGTCGCCAGCGACCAGCTGCAGGATCGACTCGGTGTCCGCATCGACGGGCGCGGACGGGAAGCGGAGAACCAGCTGGTCAGCCACGGACGTCCTCCTCACCCGCGTCGGAGTCCGCCCCGGCGCGCATCCGGCTGATCAACGCGTCCGTCGCGCGGCTCCAGCGCCGCCGCTCAACCGTCAGCCCGACCTTCATTCCGACCGCCACACCAGCGAGGAACAGCGCGGCCATCCAGAGGATCACGTCCAGCGTCATCACGCACCGCCCTTCGCCCGGCGCACCGCGGTGCGCAGCGCCCGGCCCATCCGGTCGGCCTCGGCCAGCGTCAGCCGCAGCCGCGGCAGGTCCGGTCGCAGCAGCTCGGGCTCGACGAACACGCACGGCTCCGCCTCGCGCCACTCGCGGCGGAAGAACACCAGCACCTCAGCCGGGTCCACCACCTTGCTCTCGCCGAAGTACCGCACCGTCGGCTCGAAGCAGGTCAGCGTGACCCGGTCCTCCCAGCTCGACTGGCAGGCCCGGTCGTCCGGGTGGTCACCGTCCTCGTGGTGGCCGATGCAGTCCGGCGCGCACGCGCGGTCCTGCCAGTAAGCACGGTCCTCAGCCATCACCGACCACCCCCGACCAGCGCGCACGCCTCGGCCGCGGCCGCGTCGAACCCGTCGTCCTCGCCGAGGAGGGCGAGCGCCTGGGTCAGCGTGTCGCGCAGCTTCCGCACCCCTGCGGGAGCCAGGACAGCCGCGCCAGCCCACCGCCCGACGGCGATGGTCAGGGCGGGCGGCATGTGGGTGTCGTGAGCGGTCAGGCCGAGCACGAGGGGTTCCGTCAGGTCGGCCTCGTCAACGAGGTCGCACTCGATCACCTCGACCTGCCCGAGGGGCGCGTCATGCCACAGCGCGCCGTCAGCGGGACTGTGTTCCTCGCACCACTCGTGCTGCGGACAGGCCGAAACAGGTGTTACCGTGAGTCCGGACATCCGGGTCTCCTCCTGGTTGTTCACGCGGGCCCGCCCGGTGTGTGCCGGCAAGCTGTGCCGGGCCGGGTCCGTCTTGGTGTTCGCGGCCGTGGTCATGCGCATCACGCCGCCCGCCGCGACTTCTTGGGCTGCTCACCGCGGATCCAGCGGTCGAGGTCTTCCTGGTAAATCCGCCAGGCGCAGTTCGCCCCGCGCTGGTAGCCGACGAGTTCCCCTCGCCGCAGGGCCCGCAGGATCGTCTTCTCGTGGCAACCCGCGTACTCGGCGGCCGTCTTGGGTCGAAAGAGCGTGTTCGCTCTCGTGTCACCCATGTCCCTTCCCTTCCCAGATCGTGCACTGGTGTCCAGAAGGGTACCGAACTTAGCGGTAAGCCGCTAACGACACCCCCACGATCCGCCAACTTCCTCGCTTTTGGCGGCCCAGCTTGCGCGGTTGGCGGTAGTTGGTGTCTACTAGTGTCCTGACTTGTCCGCAGAAGGCACCAAGTTAGGGTCAGCCGATGGAAGACGAGCCGCTAACCGAGGCCGTGGCGTCTCGCGATGCAGACGACGACGCCGAAGTCGAAGACATGGAAGGTCACGAGGAGACCTACGAGCCGAGGTATCAACCCGGCCCAGAGACGCTCGGAGATGCCGCCCGTCAACGACGCGAGATCCTTGGACTGACCCAGGAAGATGTCGCCGAGAAGTTTGGCGGCCCGTCGGTTGCGAGCCTTCGCTCTATAGAGAACGCTCAATCCGAGAGCTACCGAGCAAAAACCCTCTACGCACTTGACAGTGCGTTGTCCTGGCCCCGCGGAAGCTCTCTGTTCCTATTGTCAGGAGACATCCACAGGCTTGAGGAACCCGACAAGACAGATTACAAGTACCACGGCGACGATATCTATGAGGGGGCATTTGACACAGGACGAGTTCACCCCTGGCATTTCGACAATTTCGTGCGCGACATCATTCGCGTAGTACCGGATGAGCTGCTCATTAAATATGACATCTCAATACGGGCCACGCGTCCACGAAAAATGGCAGCAGAAGCAGCGCCACCTCTGCCTCCCGAGATCCCCGCAAGACCAGACGGAACGTCAACCCTCATCGAGCCTCCACGCCCGTCCCCACCTGCCGGCCAGACCGGGAATTGGATGCGGACCACACATTTGGCCGGCAGGACGTACTCAGGCTTCCAGTTCACGAGCAGTAGTGGCGCCTTCATCGGTTACCGTGGACCTGAGAGTGACGCCCACCAGGATGTGCCCGCAGTCATAGCCGACATCCTCACGGAACTGACCGTGGACCAGGTCGCCGACGTAATCAGATCGGCTCAGACGATCTACAGGGCGAAGTTGGCCGACCGCAAACAGTATCTAATTCGGGAAATAGGCCTGCCCGAGCCTTCGCCTGAATTCACGGAGCCACCAAAAGAACTTGAAGATCAAGCTTCACAGGCGGCCTATCACCAGCTAGTCGAGGCTGAATACAGCTACGCAAATCAATATCGGCACGCGCAAACTACCCTCGATTCTTGGCAGAGGGCTCAAGATGCCTGGATGACAGAGATGACCGACCGCAACAGGGCGATTCTAAGGCAAGCCAAGACAAGCCACGATAGGGCACTGGACGAAGCAAGGCACGCTTTCGCGAGGCTGCAGGCCGCACGCACCAACTACGATTCCGTGGTCGCGGTAGGCGAGGAGGACGATGATGGCGAGCACTGAGAAGCTGCCGTCCGGCCGGTGGCGCGGCCTCTATCGCGACGCCGACGGCCGGAAGCGGCGCGTGTCCGGCACATTCGACCGGAAGTCCGACGCCCTGGACGCGGCGGTCGAGGAGCAGGCGAAGGCCAAGCGGAAGGCGGCCGCGGCCGACGGGAGGCTTTCCGCCCGGACGCCCTGGGGTGCGTGGTGGGAGATCGTGCGGGAGAACCGGCACTTCGAGTCCGACGCCGGCCGCACCGAGGCGGCGCTCGTCCGCGGGTACGTGATGCCGCGGTGGCGGGACGTGCCGCTGAACCAGATCACCCAGCGGGACATCCAGCGGTGGGTCGACCAGCTTGAGCGTGGCAAGGCGCCGGTCGACATGGTGGACCCGAAGTTCGAGCCGCGACCGCTGTCGGCGAGCTACGTGCAGCGGATCTACTCCCCGTTCCGGGTGTCCATCACCGCCGCCCTCGAGGAAGGCGTGCTCGACGCCAGCCCGTGCGCGGGGGTGAAGCTGCCGAAGCGGCAGAAGCGCCCTAAGAAGTTCGTCTCGACTGACGAGGCCACGAAGCTGGCCGCAGAGCTGCGCTCGGACTACGCCGACGCGGTGGCGTTCATGCTCGACACCGGCCTGCGTCCCGGCGAGCTCACCGGCCTGCATGCCCACCGCGTCGACCTCGACGCTGGCGTCATCACGGTCGCGGAGACCTACGTCTACCGCGAGAAGAAGATCCGCCCCTGGCCGAAGGACCGCGACGCCCGCGAGATCCCGCTGTCCGCCCGCGCCGTCGAGGTGCTGCGACGCCGCCTGGCCGGCCGCGACCTCCGGGAGCCGTGCGGCATCGAGCACATGCGCGGCGAGAAGTGCCGGCATCCGCTGGTGTTCCTCACCGACGCCAAGCGCCCGCTGAACCGCGACACCCTGGCCTACCACCTTCGCAAGGCGGCCGAGGCGGTCGGCGTCGAAGCGAAGTCCGGGTACGCGCTGCGCCGCGGGTTCGCGACCCGGCTTGCCGAGGGAGGCCTCGACGTGTTCCAGCTCGCCGAGGTGATGGGTCACGCCGACATCAACCTGTCCCGGGAGTACGTCCAGGCGACGAGCACGGCGCGCGCCCGCGTGCTGGCCGCGCTCGGTGACTCGCCGAAGCTCACCGCGATCGACGGTGGCGTGGGACGGCGTGGGACGGAGCGTGGGACGGACCTCGACAACCAGCCGTCCCGAAGCGCTCCCAAGCGAGACGATCAAGATGTAGTCTGA